CAAGGCGGTCTACCCCGAGGCGTTCCTGCAGGAGGCCGCCTACAGCGTCGCGCTCGAGGAGATGGGCTACCGCGAACCGACCGAGGCGATCGTGCTGCGGTTGCCGAAGGTGGCCAGCGACCCGGGCTTCGAGGCCGTGCCCGTGCCGGCGCGCGCCGAGCTGTTCCCAGTGTTCCTCGCGGCGAAGGCGCTCTGGACCTGGCAGTACGCGAACGAGGCCAAGTGGCGCGCCCGCCGGCGGGTCGCCTGATGGACCTCGGCGACGCCGTCGTCACCCTGTGGCTGTTTGTCGTCGCGCTGGCGATCGGCGGATGGATCGAGGAACGGACGCGCCGGTGATGCCCTATGTCTTCGCGCCCTACATCGCGCCGCCGATCGCGCCGCCGCGGTGCGCGTTCTGCCTGGTCGCCCTGCAGTGTCTCGATCGCACGCACTGGCGGTGTGTCGACTGCGGGCGCGACTGGATCGCGCGGACGTAGACTATGCAAAATTGCATGGCGGCCCACACACCCGGCCCGTGGGAATGGGACGGCAAATTCACGGTCGGGATTCCGCACGCGCGAGGCTTGTGTTACTTCCGCGTCGAACCTGAGGACGCGCGCCTCATCGCCGCCGCGCCGGCCCTGCTCGACGAACTGCGCATCGCCCGGAACGTCATCTCGACGGCCTGCGGGGAGCGGGCGCCGTTCGCGAAGGTCGCTCTGGCGCGGATCGACGCCGCGATCGACAAAGCGACTGGCCGTGTCTCAGACGTCTGAGACAGACGTGGCGCCTCCATCTATCGCCAGCTTCCGCCTCGCAGGGCTGAGGGTGCGGGTTACTTCGTCGGGGTCTTCGGCGTCCGCCCGCGCGTCCCGCCGGTGACGAACGTGAACGGCTCGAGCGTGATGTTGGTGATCCGCTCGGTCGGGATCCAGGCGGTCTCGCCCTGCGCATCGACGCACTTGGTCACGGGCGAGAAGCCGACCATGTTCCCCTCGCCGTCGAGGCGGACCAGGTGGCCGTCGACCTCGCCGTAGCGGGGCATCTGGTACAACTCGATCACGGTGAGCGAGCCGATCGGCAGCGGGCCGGTCGTGTCGGGGTTGGCTTTGAGCTCGGCGCGGAGTTTCTTCGCGAGGGCGAGCAGCATAACTGGGGGACCTCCTGACCGCGGACGGGCGGTACGGTTCAGGAGTCTACACCCGCGAAACCTTACCGGCTGGCCTTACCATGTTGAAAAGAATCAACGTTTTCTGGAGTTCGACGCAGCCTCCGAAGCTGTAGGCCAGAGGTTCGAATCCTCTCGGGCGCACCATTTTCCCTCTGTAAACATCGGCCTCATTCGCGTCGCGTCCGGACACGGCGGGACCGTTTGGGGGGCGAAACCTTACCACCCACCTTACCGGGGCGGCGGGCCGTCGGCAGCGGCCGCGCGGCCCGACGAGCGACTCGGGAGAGCTTCCCGACCGAGTCCACCTGGTGCGCCTGGACGGCGGCCATCGCATACCGCTGGCTCTGCTCGATCGTCGCGTGGCCGAGCAGATCCTTGACGAGCACGAGATCCTTCGACGATCGAAACACTTCCGTCCCGAACGTGTGGCGGGTGAGCTCGACCAGGCCCAACGTCTCGGGGATCGGCGGCAGCCGGCGCCGCGCGCGGACCTTGTTCGCGGCGCGGATCGCGCGCTTGATCGACCGCCCCAGCGACGTCGGGGAGAACGGCCGATTGGCGCCCATCGCGAAAAACCGTTTGAGGACCGGCACGGCCGCCGGCATCAGCTGCCGCGGCTTCACCTTGCGCCGGGCGCGCGCGCGCCGCGATCGCCGCCCCTTCGATCGTTTCGGCGGCGTCACGGTCAGAAGCTCCCAATTGACGTGCGCGGGTTGCAGCTGGCCCAGTTGTTTCGGGGGACAGCCAGTGACGAGCATCGTTTCGAAGCGGATGCGACTGAGCGAGCCGGCTTCGCGCGCTTCGTCTTTCTTCGAGCGCGTGACGTCCGGCATGTACGACAGGATTTCGTACGCGAGCGCGAACGTGTGGCCCTTCGGCAGCTCCTCGGGCGGCTCCGCCTCGTCGACCTCGCGCACCGGGTTCCGCGCATGCAGCCCGTCGAGCACCGTGAAGAGGTTCTCGAGCGCGCGGAGCCGATGATTGACAGCCGACGCGGAGAGGGGCAGGGCGCGGGTTTCCCAGCGCGCCTTCTCCCCCTTGGGTTTCACGAGCACCTGCCGCGGCCCGACGGTCAACCACAGGTCGCGCTGCGCGCGGATTTCGTGCGGCTGGATGTCCGTGCGCGGCCGCTCGCCGAAGATCACCGCCCACTCCCGAATGTGCTTGCGCCGATCCTTGATCCCGACCATCGCCTGCACGGCGTCGAGGTAGATCTCCGCGTCCGCGAGAAAGCCCTCACCGACCGGGATCGGATCGTCGCCCTTCTTGCGGCGCGCCTCGACGCGGCGATCCTCCTGCCAGGCCTGCATCTCCTTGATCGTCGGCTCATAGGTGTCGGTCCGACGAAACCGCTTCGATCGCACGCGGCCGTCGGGATAGCCGGGCCAGGGCACCCACTGAAAGACCCGAAACCCGGTCGCCGTCGCGACGATACCGGTCGGCAGTGCGCGCGCCATTAGTCCAGGTCCGCGAGAAAATCAGCGACGAGGTTTTCGACCGCGCGGACCGCCGCCGGCCGCGCGGACACGAGTCGCTGCAGCATGTCGCCGAGCCTTCCGCGTGTCCGCCGCTTCGATTTCTGCCGTGGCTTTTTTGAAGGCCGCGAGGGTCTGCGCGCGCGGGCGCGGCGCGCGGGGAACGGGATTAGCTTGGTCAACCGGCGGATCTAACGAAGCAAGGTCGCGGCCGTCGTCTTTGTTCGTCGATTCGACCGCCGCGGCCGTCGCCGTGTGCGACCCTGAGACATGGGTGTGCTGAATCGCGTCAACGTCGGGCCCGTCGCCGCGCGCCCGTTTGGCCTGAATCACGAATCCGACGGTCGATCGAACGACCGCTTTCTCGTCGCCCGTGAACGTCGGCCAGTGTCTCAGGAGCCGCAGCACCAAGGGTTCACTCACCACTTTCTCAGGTCCGTACAGCGACTCAATTAAGTCCGCGATGTCCCCTTTGCCGGCGGCGCGGAGCACGGCCGACGCCGGTTCGCCGGACACCTGTGCCAGACGTAGACAGTTCTCCACATTGAAGGGGAAGTCGCCCGTGTTGATCGCGCGACTGAGTCGCGACGAGTCCATCTGCAGTGCGTCCGCGAGCGCTTTTTTCGATTCGAATCTTCGCGCGACCCGAGAGAGCAGCTCCTTGAAAGCATCCACTGACCCGACGATAGCCACGGGTCCGGCCGTGCTGCAAAACATCAGGACAGGGTAGGGAAGCAGTTCCGGTCATTCTTGACAGTACAGCCACGTACCTGTATCGTGCAGCGCATGGGAGTAAAGCCCGCGAACGTTGACAGCGAGTCCGAGGACCTCCTCGACCAGTTGAACCAAGTCCGACTGACGCGTGACTGGTCGTACCGGCAACTGTCGGACGACATCGAGAAGGTCACCGGGTACGTGGTCTCCGCGCAGACGCTGCAGCCGCTGCTGTCGGCGCCGAGAGCCGAGCGGGCCAAGCCGTTCGATCGGACGTTGCACAAGATCCGTCGGTACCTCGACGCCCTCCGCCCCCCGAAGCGGCGCGCCTCATGAGCCCTGGCCCGCGGCGCCTGACACACCTGATGGCCGGCCTCGTCCCACAGCGCGACTGGCTGACGATGGCGCAGCTCGCCGAGCACGGGAAGTTCATGACGAAAGACGGGCAGCACTTCAGCCCGGAAGCCGCCCGGAAGTTCGTCACCCGCCACAAAGATTTGCCCCGCGGCCACCGCGGCCGCCAGCTCCTCGTCGATCGCGTCGTGTTCGATCGCTACGTGATGCAGGCGCGACAGGTTGCCTCATGACCCCCATCGTGCGCGACCCGCAGACCTCAAGCCCACGAGAAGTACTTGCGCCGGTGTGTACGACGCGCCTCCGCGACGTCGCCGGCGACTCCCTGCGCACGGTCAGCGGGAACGCGCGCGCGGCGGCGATCGACATGGACATCCACGAGGGCCATCTCTCGCGATCGCTGAAGGACGGGACGATTCGGCTCGAGCAGCTCGAATGCCTCGGGCCGAAGTTCGCGGCCAAGTTCGGCGCGGACCTGGTGGAACGCTTCGGGCCGGTGCTCGACAAGAAAGCGCGAGCGCGGCGGCTGATTCGGGATTTGCGGCGCGGACTCGACGAGCTCGACGAACTCGCGGAGGCCGTTGCATGAGGTGAGGAACGACCCGCCGCGACGCTGCGAACGTCGCGACGGGGCAGAGCGTAGACCCGCAATCGGCTGCAAAGGAGCCGACGCCATGTCCGTTTTCAATGTAGCAAAAAGTCCAGCTGAGTTCAGTGCGGTCCCTAACAGAGCGGACGAGGCGGGCCTGGTCGGCATCCACGACGCCGCCCGCGCGCTTCATCTCTCCGTGTCCGGCGTCCGGTATCTGGTCAAGGAAGGGCAGCTCGCCTGCGAGCGGATCTCGCGGCGCCGCGTGTTTCAGCCGGACGACGTCGTCGAACTCGCGCACCAACGCGCGCACGCGACGCTCGTGCCGCCGCCCGCCCCGTCGACGCCGAAAAAACGCGGCGCTCCCCGTCAGCTCAGGTTGCGCTTGTTTCGTACGGAAGGGCGAAAGGTCACTGTAGATCGGTGCAGCGAAACGTCGGGCGATCACTGAGGAAAATCGCGGGCGTCCGTCCTGATAAGAAATCTTATGTTAACCGCCGAATGCGCTGATTTTTCAGGACGTTACGGGCTATCGTGACCGCTTTGGAAATTACGGTTAACCCCGTTTTCGGGAGGGCTGCCGATGACTGAAGACGATCTCGTCGCGGATCTCGCCCGACTCTTGCGCGATGGGTTGGTGTATCTCGACGGCGTGGACGACGTGCCCCGCTTCGCGGTGACGGCGAAGGGCCGGGAACTCTCGACGGCCGAGCGGCTGTTCACGAAACCGCATTTTCAAAATGCAGATTCCGAGGCGACCGCGTGACGGTTCCCACCGCCCGCACGATTGCGCGCTGGACGCTCCGGGCCAGCCTGGGGTGGAACGCCGCCCTGATCGTCGTCAACGTGGTCGGCCGGCGTTACGAGAGCGCGGGGTTCATCCTGATCGTCGTCGCCTTCCTCGCGACCTGGCTGTGGGCCTCCCCCAAGATCGACGCGCACCTCGACGCGCGGCTCGGCGAGGCGATCGCGCAGCGGACGATGGCGGAGATCGCGCTCACCGAACTGCAACGATCGCAGCGGGCGGGCGAGTTGCGGGTCGACTTGAGTGTGGAAGGCCACCGGGAAGGACGGGCGCACTGATGACCGCCGACCTCGACCTGGACGCGATCGCGAAGCGCATCGACCTGGCCCGGGAGGTCTACGGGGCCGACTTCACCCTCGGCACCGTGGAGTTTGCCAGCGGCGAGCTGACCCCGCGGGCGACGGTGGACATCCTGCGGGATCTGGACCGGGTGGCGCTCTTTCGGGAAGTGCGTCGGCTGCGCCTCGCGCTGCAGGACGCGGCCGTGACGCGGCAGTTGGTGCGGGAGGCCTACGAGGCCTTGACGAATCCCGAGGGGCACGTGGACCTGCGCGACTGGCTGAAGACCGCGGCGCCGTTTGTGAAGCCGTCCACCGTTGAGCCATGAATGTCGGCCTGGATCTACGTCCCCGCGCTCGTCGTCCTGATGGGCGTGCCGTGCCTGGGGCTCTGGTGGTGGCTCGTGCGCGACCCGAACGATCGCGGCGCGTCGGTCTCCAGTACCTGGCTCGACGAACACATTCGCGGCCGCCGCGACTGAGAAGGGAGCGATCGATGGCGCTCATCGACGACGAACCGGACGAAGGCGAGCCCGACGACGACGGCGATCCGGACGACGACGAGCTCGAGGATCCGGACGACGACGATGAGGACGACGAGGAAGAGCAAGCCTTCGCGTAGACGAGCGACCGTCGGCGGATCCAGGACGGGGTCGAACCTGAGTCCGCCGACTCACCGGTGAGCACTACATCGCGTCGGATCGATCCAGCCTCCCAGCACGGATCGGGTCTGACACACACGGCCCGACGATCGGCTGCAGCCTGGAAACTTCAGGCCGACCGGGGGCGAGAGGCGCGCGTCGATGTCGGCTGGAATAGCCAGAAATTACCAAACTCTTTTTTGCCCTGCAAGCGTCTCAAATGACTGCGCTCCGATCGGACGCCGATGAGTGGCGATCGCGAGCGCTATCCCTCGGTGCCGGAGCGCATCACGTGGACGACGGGGTTCCGCGTCGCGACTGATAAGTCAGTGCTCGGGACGCTCTCAACGTTTGCGAATTTCAGAACCGGGAAGGCGGCGCGGATGTCGCTGCGCGCGCTCACGATGCGCTCAGGCCTCCCCCGGCGGACGGTCCAGCGCGCGTTGCAACGACTGGAGGCGGACGGGTGGATCGTTGGTCACCGATCGCACCGACACGCGACGTCGTGGGACATCAATATTGAACGCCTGGCGGAGAACTGGGTGGGAGCGAAAGTGGTGAGCGATCGGTCCGACGTACTTACAGATCTGAGCGCCACCGGTGGCGCTCAAGAGGAAGAATTTCGGTTCGTTCTGAGCGCCACCGGTGGCGCTCAAGACCCCGATCTGAGCGCCACCGGTGGCGCGCAACACTCCGATCTGAGCGCCACCGGTGGCGCACCGATCCCCTGTACGTACGTAGATCCCCTGTACGCCGATCACAAAGAACCGGCGCTGCGCGCCGCCTCTCCCAAGAATTCGGAAACGTCGACGACGACGGGTGTCGCGACGAACGAGGCGAAAGGCGACGACGGGACGCCCCAACAGCTCACGTTCGGACCACACGACGTGCGGCCGCCGCCGCACGATCCGAACTGGACGCAGCGATTCGCGGAGACGCTTCGCACCGCCCTTCGGACACCAGCGGATCGGAAAAAACATGGCTGACCTTCCCCGGAACAGCGCCGCCGAGATTCAGCGACTGCGGGATTTGCCGTATCACGATGGCTATCTGAAATCCTCGTGGTGGCGCCGGCGCCGACACGTCCGGCTGCAGAAGGCCAAGGGCAAATGCGAGAAGTGTGGAGCCGTCACCTCGTTCCAGGACGTGCATCACGTGCACTACGACCGACTGGGCGAGGAGCGCGATAGTGATCTTGAAGTGGTCTGCCGTGACTGCCACGGCAAGGCGCATTTCGACCAGAGTCGCCAGCAGAACATCGGGGTCTACGAAAAACTCGCGCGCGAAACGCTGCGCCTCGACAAGCCCACGACGGCGACTGACTTCAAAGACGCGTTTCGGCTACGACTCGACCAGATACACCTCCCGATCGACCATCGGGTCGACGACGCCGTCTCGATCGTGTGGAAGCACGAAGCCGTGAGCCTGGCTAGTGAGGAACGGCGGGCGCGCGTCGCGCACGTCCTGGCGAAGGCGGGCGAGCTGCCGCCGATCAGTGTGCCCGAGGGGATGGCGTTGCTGCGTCGGATGGGCTACTCGCGCGTGCCGGTGCGCGGGATGCCGACGATGTTCGGGCCCGGTACCGGCGTCGCGTTCATCAGAGCTCGCGCGGCCGAACGGTTGAAGGGAACCCGCTGTCCGGCCTGCGCGCATCACGGCGTCCAGCTCTCACGCGAGCCGCCGGGTTGGGTGTGGTGCGAGCACTGTCATCACAAATGGGATCTCCTCAGTGAGGAAGTTGAGCGCCTCGGGTTCACCGGGAGTTCTGAATGATGACCTTCGGCGATCTCGCGATCGGCGAGATCTTCTACTGGCCCGAAGGCGGTGGGCCGATCACCAAGGTCGACGCGACGCACTACGAGTTCACGATCCACGGCGGCCGCCCGGTCGACGGCCAATGGCCCGACGGCACGCCGCGCATGGCGACCGGCACCGCCGAGCCGCACTATCGCGTCCGACGGACGCGCACCAGGAGGACAGCGACATGGACGACGCGATCGAGACCCAGCCACCCGCAGACGATCTGACCCTGGTCGCGCTGACGCCGTCGGACATGGTGCCGGCGCAGGTGAATCTCGCCGCCTGGTGCGACCGCAAAATCGCCGCGCTGCGCGTCGAACTGTCCGACCTCGAAGCGAACCTCGAGCTGGCGACCGCGCACGGCTGGAAATATGAGACCGTCGCCTCAACGCTCAACCGCACGGCCCGCCGCATCACGTACTACGAAAAGCTGCAGGCCGCCGTCCAGGCGGGGTACCTCCTGATCCCGAACCTCACGGTCGACGTGTTCGCCGTCCGCGTGAAGCGCGCGAAACAGCCCGAGAAGGTCCACGACAACCAGTGGCCCAGCAACTTCGAGGCGAAGGCCCAAGTCCTCCCGGCCGGCGAAGGCCGCTACGTCGACGACGTCGTGCAATACCGCGACGAATCGCGCGTCCAGACGATCGACGGCAAAGAGAAACTGATCCGCCGCTACGTCTCGGACGACTACGACAACGTTGATTTTCCAGTCGCCCTCGTCAAGCCGTCCGTGCTCGAGGCGACAACGCGCGCGATGGCGCTCAAAGTGTTCGACCAGATCGGCGTCGTGCGGAACGACTATCCCGGCAAGGATCCGATCGTCGTCGGGATCCTGCTCGACCCGCGCGGCAATCGTCGGCGGTCCACGTTCTTCATCGCCTGGTGGCTGGACACCGCGAGCCTATGAAGGCCCGTATCGACGTCGCCAATCGAACCGAAGCGGAACAGATCCGACGCGCCCTCGCGGATCCGAAGGTCCGCGCGCTCGTCCTGATGATGGGCGAACTCCTCGCGCTGCCGAGCGACCGCGCGCGCGAGCGGGTGTTGCGTTTTGTCGACGATCACCTCGACGAACAGGATCCGGCTTACGTGTCGGTGTTCCGATGAGCCGCGATCGCATCGCCGAAGGCCTGGAGCTCCTGCTCGTGCAGCTCGCCAACAGCGACAGCCATGCGCCCCCGCCGGACTGGCTGCCGCACGAGTGGGCGTATATCCGCGGCTTGGCGTCGGCGGGGATCTGGGAGCTGATTAGTCGGCTCAAACGGTCGGGGTCGTCGTGACCGTGGGGGTCGCGACGATCGGGTGCTGGTCGGACCGGCTCGCTCTGGATCACTCGGCAAAGGGGTTCGACGAGGGGGATCCGATCAGCACCTCCCGAAGGGAACAGGTATCACGATGGCCAAGAAACGGGTGAAAGCAATCCTCACGATCGGCGTCTCGCTCGTGCCGGGCGTCTGCCGCTGGTGTCAGTGCACCGAGACGACGCCGTGCGCGAACGGCTGCGCATGGGTCGAGCGGTCCTACACCCTCTGCTCCGAATGCGTGCCCCTCGACAAAGCGCTGCGGACGAGGGCCGGCCGCCGCCAGCTCGCCGAGTTCATCCAGGAGCATGTCGAAGGGGGCGCGATGCCTGTGACCGAGGCGGGCCGATGATCCCGAACGTGGAACGTGGAACGTCCCAGACGTCCGAGACTCGACACCGTGTCTCAGACAGTGTCTATGACTCCTGGCTCACGAAAGACCAGGCCGCCGCGGCGATCGGCGGGTCGACCAAGATGGTCGAACGGCTGGCCGCGGAGGGGAAGATCCAGCAAGCCTCTACGCAGCGCGAGGGCCGCGGCGCCTTCCGGACCGTCTACCACCCTGACGACGTCGCCCGCATCGCGCGGGAGCGGCAGCCAGGGGCCACGGCGTTCGTTTTACCGGTCGGTGTGACCCCGCCGAGCAACGGGAACGGACACGGGACACGATCCGCCCTCCAAACGCGGGAGATCGTGTCCCCCCCGGAGGGGTCGAGTTCGGGTATGGAGGCGCTGACCGCGTTCGCCGTCGCCCTGCGACAGTTGTCTGAGACGTCTGAGACACGATCGGCGTACGTCGACAAGGCCGAGGCCCTCGCGATCGCCGGCGTGTCGTATGGGGAGCTGCGGGCGGCGGTCCAGGCGGGTGAGGTGAAACAGCGGGGCCGGCGGTACCGGCGGCAGGACCTGGAGGCGCTGTGATGTGCGAGCGCGTCGCGCTGCCGGGCGGCGGGTTCGCAATCGTCTGCGGCACCCGCCGCGGCCGGCGCTCCACCTGCGCGCATTGCGGCCGACCGGCGTCGCTCCTCTGCGACGGGCCGGCGCGCGACGGCGGCGTCGGTACCTGCGATCGCGCGCTCTGCACCCATTGCCGGATCCACGTTCCGCCGGATCGGGACTATTGCAAAGGACACCGCGAGGCCGCGCGCGATGCGGCCGCGCAATTGAGGCACTTCTAATGACCCTGGTCCGCCGCGGCTCCGCGAAGAAGAAGCACGAGGCGCGGGTGGCCTGGCTGAAGCCGGACCTGGATCTTTACGCCGACGTCCCTGGGATCCGCGACGACGTGACGGACGCGAACCGACCAGCGCTCGATCGCCTCTGCGCGTTGATGGACGCGCTGCAGTTGTTCGGCCAGGCGTCGCGGGAGACGCGCCGCGAGACCGTGCGCCGGCTCGTGAGCGAGCTGCGCGGGGAAGACGTCGGGGTGGGGTGGTGACGCGATCGCGCCGGGCGCTCGACGCGGCCGAGCAGGTGCTCCTGCAACAGATGGCGCGCGAGATCGCCGCGCTCGAGGCGGCGCCGATGGAGATCGTCTTGCGGCCGCAGACCGCGATCGCGCTGGCGGGCCTGGTGCAGCTCGCGCTGCGGCATGAGGGCACCGCCGGCGACATCCAGGCGATCGGGCACCTGTTCGTCGACAGCGTTCGCGAGTACTTCGCCGACGCGCCGGCGGTGCTCGAGGTCCTTCACAAAGGCGACGACCCGACGGAGGATCGCTGAATGGCCTTCGGTCCCGGCAAGTACGACGACGCGGTGACCACCCTGCGCGAGATCCTCGGCGCGCGGGGCATCCTCCTGGTCGTGGTCGACGGTATTCACGGCAGCGGGTTCTCGGCGCAGCTGCCGCCGCGGGAGACCCTGACCCTCCCCGAGATCTTGCGCCACCTCGCGGACGAGATCGACCAGAAGGGGCTGACCGTGTGACGGTCAAGTGGCCGACGGGGAAGCGCTTCACCTTCGACGAGACCGGCGTCGTCGAGGAGCTGCCCGCCGATCACCCCGTCCAGTTCTGGGTGTGTTGTCGCCTCGACGAGCCGTGGACCTGGCGGGTGCTCCCGCATCAACACGTCGCCCCCTGCGTCGACTGCGGCGCCGCGCTCATCTACCGCGTGAGCGAGAAGAGTCCGAGCGACCCCGCGGTGCAGAAGGTCTGCCGGCGCTGCATGGTCCGCCTGGCGGCGAGTCGACCGCAATGAACGACAAGTACATCCTCGACGCCGCCGGCGAGCCGCACCCCTGCGAGGACCTCTTCGCGTGGGGCCGCTGGATGCAGACCGCGGATCGTCACGTGGCCAAGACGTTCTTTGGGGAGGTCTGGGTCTCGACCGTGTTCCTCGGGCTCGATCACAGCTTCCGCGAGATCGACGCGGCGATGGGGCGCACGCCGGGCCCGGCGATTCTCTGGGAGTCGATGGTGTTCGGGGGACCGCTCGACGGCGAGCAGAGGCGCTATGCGACGCGGGCGGAGGCGGATGCCGGGCACACCGCGTTGTGCATGGCCGTCGTGCGGGCGCTGGAGGTGGGCACGGCGCCGACGCGCGACGAGCGATCGACCTGATCGTCGGCGCCGGCGTGCCTTCCCGAATCGTCTACGCCGCCGGCGTGTTCTTCACCACGGCGTCCGCCAGGGCGTCCGTGTTCGTCTTCAGCGAGTCCTGCAGCGCCTGCAGTTTCACCGGATCGGTCCCCGCGGCGGCGAGCGCGGCCGCGAGGCCATTGAGCAGCACGACGGCTGACTGTTCGGCGGTGGTGGTGGCGGCGACCTGGTCGGTGAGGGTGTCGAGCACAGCCATGATGGAGACTCCTTGAGCTTCGAGTTTGATCAGACGCGTGAGGATTTTCGCGAGGATGGGGTGCACGCTCACCGCATCGTCGGCCGGATCGAAGTGGACGTGCACGTCAATCTGCATACAGCCTCAGCGCGGAACCTTCCCGAAATGCGGTTCGGAGGGCGGCCGGTTGGGCCACACCCGATCGGCCAGCCCGCGGATCTGCGCTTCGATCGCCGGCCGCTCGGCTTCGGGCGCCGTCTTCAGTCGGCGAAAGAGCTGCGTGATCGCCGCCAGGAGTTCCGCGCGGGTCGCGGCATCCATGCCTCATCCCCGCACCAGGGTCCAGACGTCGAGCGCGCGCGATCGCCAGGTGCCATGCGGCCAGCGGGCCCGCAGGATCCACCAGCGCGTCCGCAGCGGCCAGTGGCCGGTCATCGGCTTCATCGCCGCCGTTTCTCCGTGAGGGCTTTGCGGACGTGGGCGCCCTTCGACGGCTTCACGGTCGCCCAGAGCGCGGGATCGCCGGTCTCCGTGCAGTCGACGAGCATCGCCTCGACGCGGTCCCGATCGAGGCCCGCGGCGACGAGCTGCTCGGCCAGCATGTCCTGATTCAGCCGGCGCGTGCCTTGGCGTTCGTGGTGCCCGACGTCGTAGCCGTTGCACGTCACGCTGTCGTTGGACGCGAGGCCCGCCGCCAGGAGCAGGACATCGATGTCGTGGCGGAGGGCTTTCTCCTCCTCGACGAGCGGCGCGAGCGGGAGGATCTTCGCTTCGAGCGTCCGCTGTTTCCGCACCAGCGGCGGCAGGGGCGCGAGCGCGGGGTGCGTGGTGAACGTCCCGGTGTCAGGCATCCGGCCACATCCAGGGCAGACAGGGCGGCGCCGCCCAGAGACACCGCGGCAGGAGGCGCAGGATCTCGATCTCATCTTGCGCGCCGCGTTCGGCGGTCTCGCGGACCGTGAGGCGGGCGAGCACGGCGGGGAGCTGGGCGGTCGTAACGCTGTGGCCCACCTACGAGATCCCCTTCGTCGCGATCGCGGCGTTCAGGGTCATCACACATTCCCGCAGCTTGCGGATGGCGGCGGTCTGGTCGGCCGACGTCGGCGAGTTCTCGAGCGCGATGTACGCGAAGGCCTTCGCGCCGTTGCGGATCGCCTCGTACTGCTGCGCCTGATTGCCCTCGGGCGCGTGGTACGTGAAGAGGTCCTCGATCTTGTCCTTCAGGTCCATCGGGTTATCCCTTCGCCCGGAACGCGGGCTCGTCCCAGCGCTCGATCACAAATTGCTGGCCGGCGATCTCGACCAGGAGGAACGGATCCGGAATCGCCTCGCCCGACATCTCATCGCTGACATAGAACCGCGCCGACGGGCACGCATCGCGGACCGCCTTCACCGTCAGGAGCACGGGATACGGGATCGGCTTGGTGTAGGGCTCGACCCCGCGTTGGACTTTGCCGTTGTACCCGGCGGCCGCGCCGGGGACGCGATCGATCGGCCGTAGCGGCCGCCAGCCCCAGACCACGCGCGGCGTGAGGTCGCCGACCGGGACCTTGTACAGGCTGTGCAGGTACTCGCGCACTTCCGCATCGACGTAGACGTGCAGCCCGAGCTCGGGGACCAGCGCCTTGAAGCGTTCCAGGTCGACGGCCGCGGAGTTGATCCCGAGGTCCGCGACCAGGGCGGCGTAGTCGGCGTCGATCGCGGCCGGCTCACCGATCGTTGTCGTCGACGTCGGGGCTTTGGCGGGCGGGCGCGTCTGTGGCGTGGGCGGCGTGCCCCAATCGACGCCGGACACGTAGGGCGACGGGATCGGGAGGTACGTGTCGAGCCGCGCATCGTACACCCGCCGCAGGTCAGGCGCCTGGTTCGCCGTGGCCGGAGGACGCGCCTGCATCCGCCGCAGGTCGTCCTCCGTCCTCGCGTTCATGTACGCGAGCAAGTCGCGCTGGAAGTTGTCGGCGACACGGGCGGACGCCCGCTCGGCCGTCTCCAGCGCGGTGCGCTCCGTGCCGCGCATCGCGCTATTGCGGAGGACTTCGATCGACTCCAGGTAGTCAGAGAAGCTGGGCATCGGTCACCTCATCTCAGGGCGGACTTGTGCGGTAGGGCTATGGGTCACTGCACTCGTTGGTGGCCGCGCGTCCACAAAGCGTCGTCGGTGTCGTCGTCCGTCGTCCTCACGGTCGTACGGATGCGACCACGCGCAGCGGTTCAGGCGCCAGTTGATCACGTTCACGATCGTCGCGACCAGATACGCCACGGTCCTCATGCAGGGGCAGCGTCCGGCCCGTCGCCGACTCCGCCGTTTCGAAGAGCTGATGGCAGGAGTCGCAGTGCCGCCAGCGCAGGTAGCGCAGCGCGTCGATCTTGTCGGGGCGCGAGTCGATCACCCGCGACTTCCACCCATGACAGGTCGGACACTGAAACTTGTCGGTCGTCATCCCCGCGCACCGGACAGCGTAAACCAAGCTCCGCTGGGCGCGTTCTACATCTAGAACACCTGCCCGAACGGCCGACCTACGCTGAAGGTCTCGCCGCGCGTCGACCTGGCGCGTCACGTCCTCGTCACAACTGAAGGGATCCCGCGTATGCGGAGCGCGTCCACCCTGACCGGCGCGCTCTCCTGCCTCCCGCGACAGCTCGGCCTCGGCTGGGGCAAGGGCCGCCGCGTGATCCTGACGATCGTCCCCCGACGTCCCGAGAAACTGCGCATGGCGAAGGCCACCCTCCGAGCGGTCGCCTGATGAAACGCCCGCGCCGCTACGCGATCGACGGCGGCCGCTTCACGCTCGACGGCGGCGATCTCCTCGTCACCGATCCGATCGCCGAGCCCGCCCCGGACGGCTGGGGCTTCGATTGGGCCCACTGGCACGCCCAGAAAGCCCGCCGGCGTGGCTGACGGCCACGGCGTCCGCCGGACGTATCAACGCGGCTGCAGCTGCCCGCGCTGCACCGACGCGAATCGCCAGTACAGCGCACGCTATCGAGAGGCGCGACGCGCGGGTCGGCCGCTCCTCGGGGCGCATGTCCCCGGCACCGAGGCGGCGCGGATCATCGCGGCACTCGTCCAGGAGGGCTACTTGAAGCAAGAGATCGCGGCCTGGCTGGGCCATCAGCGGCGGGAGCTGCAGTTCCGCCGCGGCGCCGGCGTGACGTGGCGGACGACCTTGCGGCTGCGCGTGATTCAGCGGCGAGTCTGCGGATGACAGCAAAGAAAAAGGCGGCGAAGATGAAACCTCGGCGCCGTCGCGCCAGCAAGCCGCACGGGGTCGGTGTAAAGGTTGCGCCGCGTCAACCATCGGCGCCGGTCCTCGACCCCGTAGGGCCGGCGGGTCTCTCCGTCCAGCATCAACGGTTCGTCGCCGAATACCTCATCGACCTGAACGCCACCGCGGCGTATCGCCGGACCTACGGCCTGGTGAAAGATGCCGACGTCAGCGGCCCGCGGCTGTTGGGAATTGTTGGGATCGCGGAGGCCATCGCTGTCGGCGCCGCGGCGCACCTGGCGGCCAACGACCTCAGCGCGTCTCGCGTGCTCGAGGAGCTGCGCCGCATCGCGTTCGCCAACGTGCGCGAGTATTTCGAGGACACCGGCGACGCGAAACACCCGCACAGCCTCAGCGTCGAGCAAGGCGCCGCGCTCGCCGGCTTCGAGGTCCTGATCAAGAACGCGAAGGCCGGCGACGGCGTCACCGACACGATCCACAAGTTCAAGCTCTGGGACAAAGTGAAATCCCTCGAGCTGCTCGCGAAGCACTTCCACCTGGTCGACGAAGTCCTGACCATCGACACGGTCAAGGCCGATGAGCGGGTCGCGCGCCTGACGGCCGCGCGGAAGCGCACCACATGAGCGCGGGCTGGCGGGCCGCGACGCACGTGGCCGCCGGTGCCCAGAAACGGACCGCGGAGACGACCGCGACGGTCGAAGCCGACATCGAGCGCTGGGTCGCGAGCTGCTACTTCGATCCGCTCAAGTTCGTGCGCGGCGCGTATCCCTGGGGGGACCCCGGGCCCCTCGCCGACGAAACCGGGCCCGACGACAATCAAACCGAATTCCTCACGGAACTGGGCCGCGAGGTGACGGCGCGCGCGTTCGACGGCCTGGCGCCCGTCATGCCCGTCCTGATGGGGGAGACCTCGGGCCACGGCACCGGCAAGAGCGCGCTCGGCGCGTGGATCGCGGACTGGATCCGGTCCACCCGCCCGCACTCGATCGGCACGGTCACCGCGGGCACGGCGACACAGCTCGAGGAGCGCACCTGGGCGGCGATTCTGTTCTGGGGCAAGCTCTCGATCACCGCGCCGTGGTGGGACTTTCAGTCGCGCGGCATCTACTCGAAAGACTACCCGTCGACCTGGAAGGTCGTCGCGCAAACCAGCAAGGACCAGAACGCGCAGAGCTTCGCCGGCCAGCACGCGAAGACGTCGACGTCGTGGTACCTGTTCGACGAGGCGAGCGAGATCGGCGACAAGATTTTCGAAACCGCGTACGGCGGCCTCACCGACGGCGAACCGATGATGTTCGTCTGGGGCCAGATGGTCCGGAACACCGGCGAGTTCTACCGCGTGAGTTTCGGCAGCCTCGCCGCGCGCTGGAATCATCGCCGCGTGGACAGCCGCTCGAGCCGCTTCACCAACAAAGCGCTCATCGAGCAGTGGATTCTCGACTACGGCATCGACAGCGACTACATCAAGGTGCGCGTGCTCGGCCTCCCGCCGAGCGCGAACGAGCTGCAGTACATCGACAAGGCGCGGATCGACCTGGCGCGCGCTCGCGTGATGGTGCCGCTGCCCGACGATCCGCTGATTGCCGGCTTCGACGTCTCGGGCGGGGGGAAGGCCTGGAACGTGATCCGCTTCCGCCGCGGCCTCTGCGGCAACCCGCTGGGCGCCGACGGCAAGCCGCTGGGCCCCATCCGGATGCCCGGCGAGAAGGACCCGGATCGATCGGCCCGCATCGCGCTCTGCGCGGAGCTGCTCAGCGATCGCCGACCCGGGCACGAGCTCGCCGCCCTGTTTGTCGACTCCGCCTTCGGCGCCGCGATCGTCTCGCGGCTGCACGCGCTCAAGTTCACCAACGTCCACGAGATCAACTTCGGCGGCGAGAGTCCGGACCCGCACGACTACAACCGCCGCGCCAACATGGCCCACAAGTGCAAGGACTACCTGCTCCTCGGGTCGCTGCCGGACGAGGACCGCCTCTGTGAGCAGCTCGGCCTCGCCGGCTATCACCACACCAAGGGCAAGCTCGTCATGGAATCGAAAGAGAGCATCCAGGCGCGCGGGGAAGCGAGCCCGGACGACAGCGACGCCTTCTGGTTGACCTTCGCGAGCGCCGTCGCGGTTCCACAAAAACCCACCACCCCCGCGCCGGCGCCGCCGTCGTCGCGATGGGGCTGAGGGCTATGGTGAAGGGCATGGACGAACAGGCGATCGAACGCGCCGGCCGGCACGTGGCGCACCTGGATCTGGCGGATCACATCCTCAGCTGGGACAAGAAACAGGCGCGCGACACCGTCGAAGTCACGCCGGGCAACGCGGCGGACCTGGTGCAGGGCTTCGACAGCCAGCGGTATCGCCTCGTGCCGAACCCGGACGCGCGCCGCTGCCCGGTGGACCCGTCGCACGGGATGCTGCAGATGCACGCGAGCGGCTCGCAGCTCATGTGCTGCACCACGCGCCCGACCGTGTGCGACTACGCGGAGCCGGTGAGCCGGTAAGTCGTGCCGAGTCATCCCGATCGCGTCGCGTCGGCCGGCTTGTCCGCCGGCTATCAGTTCGGTGACGCGCGACACGAGGACTGGTTCATGACGCCGCAGTCCCTCGAGGAGCTGCGCGCCGCGATGTACGGCCCTGACTGGCGCCCGCTGCACGCGAACGCCGCGGACCACATCAAGGCCCGACAGGTCGCCGCCGCGCTCAACGATCCCGACCACTGGAATGTGATCGAAGGCGACCGATGAGATGCCCCTCAGCCGACGCTTCCGCCACCGCCGCGACGACTGGGTCGTACATGGCCAGTTACACCCCATGAGTGCGATTCCCTGTCCCGTCTGCGGCACCACGGCGGAGCCCGCCGCGCAGGTCGGGGCGATCCTGATCTGCGCGAATCCCACGTGCGGCGCCAGCCTCGTCCAGGAGAGCGGCCTCGAGGGCGACACCGTCCGCCGCGCGACGGCCGCCGACACGACGGTGCTGACCCCCGCGGAGCTGCAGGCCCTGCGCAGCGCTCGCAGGCGGACCCGATGAATCGCCGCCAGTTTCTCACCAGGCTGTTCGGCGCCGGAGCCGCGCTCGCGGTCGGTCCGACGCTGCTCGCGTTCGTCCCGGCTTCCAAGCCCCTACGGCTCGAGTTCACCGTGCCGTGCGCGGATCTCGCGATGACCGAGGAGCTCCTCGCGCGGTACATCAGACCGGCCGCGCTGGCGATGGCGGACGACGTCGACCGTCGCTGTCTGGACTTCTGCTACGCCGAGCCTCTGTATCTCGAGAAAGCGGCCTGACCCGATGAATCCCGAGCAGCAGCGCGAGCGCTTCAGTCACACCCAGCGGCTCGAGAAGCGCCTCGAGGACCTCGAGCTCGTGGTCGAGACGATGGCCGTCGAGACCGTGAAGGCCGGCACCGCGCACCACCACCAGATCGAAGCGCTCGGCGAGGCGATGAACACCGGCCTCGACAACGCCCTCACCCGGCACGTCGCGCTCGCGGAGGCCTTCCTGGCCTTCGAACAGCAGACTCTCTGGCAGCGCCTGCGCTGGCTGGTGCGAGGCGCCCGATGAAGGACCTCCTCGCCTTCGTGTATCAGCGCGTCGTCGCCGCCAACACGCTCGACGTCGCCGTGACGCTCGTCCGTCGTGACTGGAAACCGCGCCCGACGCCCCTCGCGCATGCCCTGCTCCATGACCGCCAGCGCCTCGATCCGACCTGGCTCGCACGTCAGTTGGCGGGCGCCTGATGGCCGAGTATCCCGATCCCGACAAGGCGAACGACCCCAAGCCCGGGTCGGACGAGGCGATCCTCAAAGACATCCTCGACGACTACGACTACGACGTCGCCAACTGGGCGCCGATCCGCCTGCAGGCCAACATCGACGTCGAGTACGCGAGCAACAACACCTGGGACGAGGCCGACACCACGCTGCGCGGCAACCGGCCGATGGTCAACCTCGATCAGCTCTCCCAGTACCGCAACCAGGTCGAGAACACCGTCCGCCAGAACAAGCGCGGCGTGAAGGTCTCGCCGGCGGGGAAGGGCGCGACGCCGGAGAGCGCCGAGCTGCGCGCGAACCGCATCCGCGAGATCGAATACCAGTCGCACGCGCAGGAGGCCTACAGCCAGGCGTTCTCGGATTGCCTGACGCGCGGCTTCGGCTGGGCGCGCATCGTCGCCGAGTACGAGGACGAGGACAGCGACAACCAGGTGTTTCGGACCAAGAGCATCCCGAACCCCAGCCAGGTCGTCCCGGACACCGATGGCCAGAGCACCAGCGGCCGCGACTGGACCCGGTGCGTGTTCCTCGATTCGCTGAGCCACCGCGAGTTCAAGAAGGCCTACCCGGACGCCGCGATCCGCGACTTCGACCCCGAGACGATCGCGGCTGCCCCGAAAGGCTGGCTCACGCCGACGCGCGTCCAGATCGCCGAGGCGTGGCGCGTGACGGAGACCCCGAACCCGCGCGGGACGGGCAAGCCGACGCGGGAAGTCTGCATGTACCTCACGAATGGGCTCGAGCTCCTGGCGAAGCGCGGGGAACCGAAGAAGCATCCGTGGAAGGGCAAGTACATCCCCTTCGGCGCGTGCCTCGGGCGCATCGTCTACAAGGACAGCGCCGACGGCGCGAGCCAGAAACTGATCCAGTCCTACATCCGGTTCGCGCGCGACGCGGCCAAGACGTTCAACTGGACCTGGTCGACGATCCTCGAGAAGCTCGCGCTCCCGGTGAAGGCCTCGCTCATGGGCTACAAGGGCCAGGCCGACCAGGACACGATCACCAAGATCACGCAGGCGACCCAGACGCACGTCCCCTGGCTCGAGTTCAACGCGGTGATGGACGCGACGGGCACCGCGGTCCTCCCGCTGCCGCAGTACGGCACGCGCGAGCCCGACATTCAGGCGGACCTGATGGTCGCCGAAGCCTGCTCGCGCAACATCCAGAACGCGCTCGGCCACTTCAACGCG